CATGGAACGCCTGCAGCCCCCGTTCCCCGATCAGGCGCCGCTCCCACCAACTCCCCCAGGTGGCCGCAGCGGAGGCACTGAGACCGGACGGGGGCCGCAGACGTTCCAGGACTCCCATGGACACCGCCGAACGCCCCACGGTCCGGTTCATCGCCGGCCGCCGCATGCAGTGCAAGGACATCCCCGACGAAGTCCTGTGCGACGCCGTACGCCGCGTGCCGGTGCCCCGCGGCCCGGGGGCGGTGCCCTGGCGGATGTCGTGGGACGTGCAGGCCGCCCTGGAGGAGGTCACCGGCCCGGTGCCCGACCGGCTGTTCCTCGCCAAGATCAGGCGGTTGTTCGCCAAGGGGCTCCTGGGCGGCTGCGACTGCGGATGCCGCGGCGACTACCACCTCACCGAGGAGTGCCAGAACGGCACCGCCGGCTGCGGGTACTGCCCCTGATCAAGGCGGCCCGGGACGGTAGGCGAGCAGGGCGTGCACGGTGCGCGCCATGGCCGCCCCGACTTCCCCGACCCCCGCCGTGGCCGCCGCGCAAGCCGCCGTCGAGCAGCGCTCCGGAGTCCGCTCCCGCATCGCCTCCCGTGAAGCCGACCTGCTCCTGCGGGCCCCCGTGCCGGCCCGGCGCGCCGTCCTCAAGACGCTCGACACCCACGACCTGAGCCACGTGCTCACCGAGGTCGAGCGGGAGACCGGCACCCTCTACGGCCTGTGGGCGGACTCCCCGAGCGGGTTCATCGAGGACGTGCTGGGCGAGTCGATCTGGAGCAAGCAGCGCGACATCGTTGACGCCGTCCCCTTCCACAAGCGGATCGCCGTCCCCGCAGGGTTCGGCGTCGGCAAGACGTGGATCGCAGGCCGCTTGGTCGCGTGGGCGGGCGCGGTGAACCCGCCCGGGACGATGGTCATCGTCACCACCGCGACTCGCTTCCGGCAGGTGCGCAACCAGCTCTGGCCGCACATCAGGAAGACGGTCGCCCGCGCGGGCCTGCCCGGGTGGTGCGACACGACGCAGTGGAAGATGCCCGACGCCTACGGCAACGACGTCGTGGTGGCCTACGGCTTCACCGCCCCCGAGGGCGACGAGGCGGCCATGCAGGGCATCCACGGCACGCCGAAGCTGCTGATCGTCGTGGACGAGGCCGGAGGTATCGCCCGCAGCATCGGCGCCGGTACGAACAACCTCTTGACCGGTGACGCCCGGATGCTCGCCATCGGCAACCCGCCGGCCGACGACCCCCGGTCCTGGTTCGAGGGCCTGTGCGAGGAAGGCGACGACCCCGAGGAACCCACCACCGTCACCGTGCCGATCGCCACGTTCGACTCCCCCGCGATCACCAAGGAACGCGTCCCGTTCTGCAACGACTGCCCCCCGGGCGTCCCGCAGCACTCCCTCGCGATCCACCTCCCAGACATGGACTGGGTCGACCGCACGATCAGGGAGTACGGCGAAGACCACCCGTACGTCCAGGCCAAGGTGTACGCCCGCTTCCCCAAGGGCGGCGGCGGCAAGGTCATCCCGATCACCTGGGTCGAGGACGCCCAGCAGAACGAGGACCCGACCGGGCCCGGATGGGCGCGCCTGTGCGACCTCGGCCTGCCCGGCGAGACGGCCACGCACACCGTCAAGCAAGGCGCCTGGGTCCGCCTCGGCGTGGACGTGGCCGCCGACGGGGGCGACGAGTTCACGATCTACCGCATCGTCGGCGACGCGATCGAGCACCGCCACCACTCCAGCGGCGCCGCCAACGACAACCAGGTCAAGGTCGCCGCGAAGATCCTGGAGGAGATCCACGCCGCGGAGCGCCTGGCGCAGGCCCTCGGCTCCACCGCGAAGGTGCACGTCAAGATCGACAAGAACGGCCTCGGGCACGGCGCCGTCGGCATGCTGGAGGTCTGGGGGCAGAACGGCAAGCACAACAGCGAGATCATCGGCGTGATGGTCTCCGAGTCCCCCGACCGCGACGACCCGGGCGCCGTGATGCGGCCCTTCCGCAAGCGAGACGAGATGTGGCTCGCGTCCCGGGCCCTGCTCCAGCCGGACCCGGCCACCGGCTCCGGCCGGCTCCGCCTCCGCGTCGACCGCCAGGCCGCCATCCAGCTCACCACGCCGAACCTCGGCAACAACGCCGGCGGCTACTCGGTGGTCGAGTCGAAGAAGCAGATGAAGGCCCGCGGCATGAAGAGCCCGGACCGGGCCGAGGGCATCCTCCTCGCCGTCTACGAGCCGCACGTCCGCCGCCGCGGCCTCATCGCCTGAGACGCAAGCCCGCCCGGCCCGGCACCGTACGCCTCCCGCCGACACCCCGTCGGCCCACACCCAAGGAGGAGCCTTGCAGAAGGCCGTCGCCCTCGACACCGCCGTCTACCGAGCCGGCGGAGACCCGGACAAGCAGTACGTCAACGTCTTCGTGACCATCAGCGGGCCGCGTGACGCGCTGCTCGACCTCACCGCCGAGGAGCGCGAGGCGCTGCTCATCGGCGCCCTCGAAGGCATGGGCGCCGCCCTCCCGGAGAAGTACGACGTGGCCGGCTCCCTCACCTACCAGGAGCGCGTGGCGGTCACCTTCGAGGAGGACACCGAGCCGGAGCCGGAGCAGCCCGCCGGCGAGTGACCGACGACGCGGGCGCACCCACAGGGCTCCGGCCCGGGGTGCGCCCGCGCACTTCGACGGCCGAATCTGCGGCCTTCGAGGGCTGGCTGAGGAGCGACCCGTCATCATGGGGGCATGTCCACCGCTGCCGAGTCGCCCGCCGCGCCGTCCCTGGCCGCCCTCAAGCGCGCCGTGGACGAGCTGTGCGCCCTTCCCAGCGAGCAGATGGGCTCCTCCCGCAAGAAGCATCTCCGGGCGCTTCAGGGAGCCTTCGAGCGGGCCCTGACCAAACACGGCCTCGTGCCCGACGCGTACGACGACCTGACGTCCCTGCTCTCCGGCCCGTCCGTCACCGAGTTCCTGCGCCTCGCGAGCGAAGGCCGCATCCGCGGCGACGACAAGACCGACCGCGAGTCCGACGCCCAGATCCGCGCCCGCATCCGCGCCATGGAGATCATCGCCCAGCACACCCGCACACCGTTCGAGCGGCCGGAGATGCCGCCGGCCCCCGCGCTGGCCCCGGTCGTGCCCCCGGTGACCCGGTCCCTGCTCCTGGAGCACTTCAAGGGCCAGGTCAAGCGCGACATCAGCGAACCGTTCCGCGTCCGCTTCCTCGCCATGTACGGCATCGTCCTCGACACGGCCGCCAGCTCCGGCACGCTCGCCGAGCAGCACGTCGCGCACCTCGCCCGCGACCTGTCCACGGTGCGGATACAGCGCCCTCGCCAGGGCCGCATGGCCGAGCCGCCCCCCGTCGAGGAGTGGGAGCTGTCGCCGGCCACCCGCGACGCCCTCAACGCCTATCTCCCGCTGCGGGAACAGCTCACCCGGCGGCACCAGCAAGAGCGGCAGCACGAGCAGAACGCCGTCAAGCACCTGTGGGTGTCCCTGGAGCACAACACCCGGCAGCTCCCCGACGGCACGAAGGTCACCGAGCCGCCCGGCATGCGGCTGCGGGCTCGCGGCGTCCAGCGCGTCTTCTTCCGGGCGGCCGAAGCCCTGAACAGCGAGATGGAGCAGCTCCTGGAGGAGCGCGGCGCGCCCCAGATCGGCAGCGAAGTGCCGGAGTGGTCGCCGATGCCGACCCGCCTCGAACCCCTCCGCCGCGCCGTCGAAGACGAGCTGCGTCAGCGCGAAGAAGAGCACGGCGGCGTGCAGCAGGTCATCGTCCTCCGCGGCCGGACCGCCTGACCTCGGAAACGCCGACGGGCCGCCGGGCGGACGGGGAAGAACCCCATCGGTGCCCGGCGGCCCGTCAGACCGCGTTCATCAGGCGCGGATGTACGACCCCGACACGGTGATGATCTCCGCGTCCGTCACACCCTCGGCGTCGCCGTAGAGGTGGGTGATGTTCTGCACGGCCGCGCCGTTGGAGGTGCCGGTCACGCGCAGACGGTCGATCGACTTGCCGTCGCTGCCCGCGTAGATCTGGGCCTCGCCCGTCCACACGCCGTGGTCCGCGCTCCGGCCGTCCAGGGAGAGCTGGAAGACCGTGCGGGCGCCGGTGACCTTGGCCGGCACCGGCAGGGTCAGGCCGAACCCGGCGTCGCTGGCCGAGTTCGTCTCCTTCCGCGCCACGATCATGGCGGTGAAGGTGACGACGCCGTTCGCATCGACGAACTCGCCGTCGCTGGTGGTGCCGTCCGTGCCCTGGACGTTCGTGAGCTTCGGAGTCCAAGAAGTCATGCAGAGTCCTTCCGTAGTGAAGCCTGCCGGTCCGGCAGGCGGGAAGGACTGTGCGGGTTGGGGAGGGCTAGCGTCCCGGCACGCTCGGCGACCGGGCAACGAAAGGGCCCGGTACCGACGGGGGATGCGGTACCGGGCCTATGGCGCACTCTACTCCGTGATCATCACACCGCTGGGAGTCTCGCCTGAAGTGACGCCGCGGCGGCGTCGAGCGCGGCGTGCAGCTCCGGCAGCAGCGACAGCGCCGCCTCGATGTGGTCGGGGCCGGCCTTCGGGTCCGCCTGCACCGCAGCGAACGCCTCCAGCGGCGTCATCGGGACGAGCCTGCGCGTCCACAATGCGCTCGCCCGACCGCTGGCGTACCGGTCGGTCAGGGCCTCGATCGGCGTCAGCGGCGGGGCGCCCTCGCCGCGCAGCAGCGGGGCCAAGCCCCGCTCCGTGACCTCTCGGCAGATCGCGTCACCGTCACCGAAGCACGACGGCTGCCGCTCAGAGGCTTTCACCAGACGCTCGGCCAGGGCGCGCTCGCGGTCGTCGCTCGGGCCCGGGTTCTTCAGGGTGTCCAACAGCCGGCGGGCGTCGTACACGCTGACGCCGGCGCTGTACGCGTCCTCGCCGGGGTCGCCGTCGCGGACGTAGCGGATCGCGGCGACGGCCCAAGCCGTGTCGGTGTACTCGCGCCGGTAGCCGACTCCGTCCAGGGCCTCCTTGTCGAGCTTCGCCGCGGCCCGGCGGACCGCGGTCTCGGTGGGGCCGTCCCGCCAGAAGAACGTCCACCGCTTGGGGTGCGCGTACTCGTCCAGCTCGGCCTCGATCTGCCGGTCGCGCGGCAGGCCGTACTGCTCGGTGAGCTTCCAGGCGACCTTGCGCAGCCGCTCGGCTCGCCGCGGAACCGCCATCAGGCGTCGTCCCCGAACAGCTCCTGCTTGAAGCGGCGGGTGCGCTCTGCGTCGGCGCGGATCTGCTCGACGGCCTGCTCGTTCTCCAACTTCTCGATGGGGAAGAGCGTCGGCCCGAGCCGCCCGCCGTGCCGCTGCGCGAACGCGGTGATGAGCTGCACGGTCCGGTGCGAGTCCACGATCGGATCGTGGTACACCGACCCCTTCTCGCCGTCCTCGTACGTCACCGGCTCGCTGATCTTGCGCTCGAAGGTGTCCAGGGCGGACCTCAAGGAGCCGATCTTCTCGTGGACGGACCGCCAGTTCCCATCCTCCGCGTACCCGACCAGCGCGGAAATGCGGTCGAGGACGTACGCGAAGTCCTCGGCGATCACGGCCTCCCGATCCGTGGCGCCGAGAAGTTCGGAGAGGCGGGGCTGGTCGGTCATCACGGGCCCTTCGATGCTGTCCAGTTGGAGCAGCCAGTCTTCCACGGGCGATTCCGGGCCGAGTACACAATCCGGTCTTCGCCCCGGCTCACCAGACCTCGGCCGCCGGCCAGAGCTTCAGGCCGTCCAGCGGTTCGAGGACTTCGGCCGCCGACCCGGCCTCGTCCAGCGCCGCGCAGCCGGCCTTCTTCTATCAACCTTGATAGTGCAGACGGCGCAGGCGCGCCCCTGCGCCGCGCCCAGCGCCGCTTCTATCAACCTTGATTGAGGGCCCGGGTCCCAATCGCGGCGATCGAGGACGGCGGGTGCTCGTCCGGCGGCCACGGCCCGTACCGTTCGAGGGCCTGGCGCACGATCCGCGGGGCCGACATCACCCGCTTCACCAGCTCCTCGCGCTTGTCGTACTCCTCGGGGGTGTAGTCCAGGGAGTTGTACAGCAGCCCCAGCTCCTCCATCTCCTTCAAGGGCTCCTCGCTCACCCGGATCGACGCCGTCCGAAGCTGCTTGAGCAGGGACAAGGGCAGCTCGTACGTGCGCGTGATCAGGAAGCCCGGGTAGTTCTTCCCGATCCCCCGGCCGGCCAGCGTCGCGAACTCCTCCTCCATGGCCGTCAACGGCTCCCACGGACCAGCCAGATCGTCCTCGACAAGCCGCTGTCGAACCGCCCGCTCGACGTACTGATCGAGCGTGGGCCACAGCTCGGACCGGCGGCGCCGGGCCTCCAGCCGGGCCTCGTCCCGGGTGATCCCCCCGTTGCTCTCCTCGACCAGGTCGTGCACCCACTCCGCCATCGCCCGGCGCTGCTCCTTGCGCAGGTCCGTGAAGCGCTTGGCGTGCTCCACGTCGATCGCGAACGTGCACTTCTCCCGCCGCTCCCCCGCCTCCACGGACCCCTCGCTCACGCCGTCTCCTCTATCAAGGTTGATACCGGCGAGCCGGCTGCGCGCCGCCGTCCTGCGCAACGAGCGCGCTCCCTCATGGTGGCGTTCCGAACCGCACCCGGAGGCCGGAACGCCACAACTCGCCGACGAGCTACTGCAACGGATGAGCCGCGATCCACTCGTCCAGGGCCTCGCCCTGAGCCCAGATCAGCGGCCGGGCGTCCAGCCACCCCTCGGTGTCGCCCTCCCCCGACGGGGTGCTGGCGTACGACTCCAGCCGGTCGATGATGGCGTACGCGTCGGAGTAGAAGCCCTTCGGCGCCGCGGGGTCCGCGTTCATCGCCTTCCGGATCTTCCGCACGTCATCCACGTAGTCCTGGACGCGCACCGCGCAGCCCTCACGGTCGGCGTCGACAGCCGAACCGTTCACACACCCGATGTCGTGGGTCGCCCACCACTCCATCGCCTTGTCCCACTGCGCCTTCACCGGCTCCGCAGGCTTCTTCGCTGCGGACGCGGTCGCCTTCGGCTTGCTCTCCGCGCCGGCGTCACCGCCGCACGCCGCAGTCCCCGCCATCGTCACGGCCGCGAGCAGCACGGCCGCGACCTTCCCCCACCCCTTGGTCATGGCGGAGATCATGCCACGCAGAACGCACCACGGCGGTCGCGGGGGAAGTGCCTCCCGCGACCGCCGGTGTCCTGGTCTCTACGCCCCCGCCCACGGCAGCGTCCCGGGCGGCTGACGCCGCCTCACCCGCCGATCGTGACCGACTCGGAGTCCTCGACGGCCGTCGGCACCTTGGCGACCGGAAGCCGCGGCGCGGTACGGAACGCCATCGCGCGCCCGTGCTTCCCGGCCTCCTCCACCCAGCCCTTCCGCCGCCACTGCCCGAGCGGTCCGTTCACCGACGACCGGGCCGCGAACTGCGGCAGGTCGAGCGCGACCAGGTCGTCCACGGTGATGCCGCGCGGGCCGGCCTTCTCGATGGCCTGCCACAGCGCCGCGTGCCGCTCGTCCGCGATCTCCGACCCGTCCGGGAACGTCGGGACCGCGCGGAGCAGCGGGCGACCGCCCCCGGGACCGCCGGACGGCGGCGTGGGGCGCGAGGGAGGCGTCGGGTCGTCGTCGGGGTCCGGCGACGGCTCCGGGTGCTCCCTGGCCTCCGTCGACTCCTCCTCGCGGGCGTAGCGGTGGCTCGTCGCCGCCACGTCGTCCTCAGTCATCCAGTACGCGCGGGCATCGACGGGCTCTTGGTGCTCGCGGTCCCACCGCAGGAACTTGCCCGCGAGGTCCAGCTCATCCAGGCACCAGCCGTCCCCGTACGCCCCGGGGCCGAAGATCAAGTTGGAGGTGGTGGACTCCTTCGCGCCCAGGCCGATGCGCACCTGGTACTGCTGGCGGCCGTCGGTGGAGCCGCCGAACACGCGGTTGCTCGGCGACTGGGTGGCGCACACCAGCGTGATGCCGACGAAGCGGGCGACCTGGAGCAGCGACTCGATCAGCTTCGCCGCCGCGGGCACGCGACGGATCAGCTCGGCCAGCTCGTCAATGAACACGAACCAGGCCGGGCCGTGCTTGCCCGGTATCCACTTCTTCTCGCCCAGCTCGGCGAGCAGCGCACCGCGCCGCTCGACCTCCGCCCAGACCGTCTTGAGGAGCTGCATGGCGCGGCTCGGCGTGTCCGCGAGCGCGAGGGCGCTGCGGCGCCACGGGCCGAACTCCACCGCGCCGGGCTTCATGTCGATCAGCAGGGCCTCGGCGTCCTCGCAGGCCACCGCGTACGCGATGAGGACGCTCTGCACTCCCGACTTGCCGTTGTCGGTCGCGCCGCCGATCAGGGTGTGGTTGTACAGCAGCGGGATCAGCACCGGCTGGCCGTACGCGTCCACGCCGAGAACGGCCGGCTCCGTGCACGTCCTGGTCGACGGGCCCGGCCAGGGGATCGGCGAGGCCAGCGGGTCGGACTCGTACAGGTACGCCACCAGCTCGTTGTCGTGCTCCCCCTTGGCCAGGCGCAGCTTCCCGGGCAGCCCAAGGTTCGTGGCGAGCTGGTCGCGCCGCGCGATCACCTTGTGCGGGGAGGTGTCCCGGCCGGGCGGCAGCACGATGACGGCGCGCCACCCGAACCGGGTGTACTCCAGCGCGGTCACGTCCACCGCGGGCACGGAGAGCATCGCCACGAGGGCCTGCATGAGCGCGGTCTCCTCGCGGGTGGCCCCGGTCAGGCCCGGCGCGAGGGTGTTGGTGCCCAGGCCCTCGGCGGCCACGCCCGCCTTCGCGGCCTTCACCTGGAGCGCAAGCTGATCCCGGCGGGAGCGGACGAGCCACGGCACGTACGCGGCGTACGCCCCGCCGGTCACCAGAGCGCTGGCGATCAGCGAAGGCACGGACGGGCCGAGAGCGGCACCCACCCAGGCGTCCGCCATCACGGCCGTGCTGCCGGCGCCCGCCGTCGCGAGGGCCTTGTGCTTGTGCTTCAGCCCCCCGGCGGCCAGCGCGCCGGCGGCGAGCGTCGCCAGCCCGTACACGCCGTGCTCGGGAAGGCTGACGCCGTCGACATGGTGGAGCCAGGACAGCCCCGTCAGGCTCGCGGAGGCGGCTGCGGGGGCAACTTCAAAGCGGCGGCGCGCGCACCAGCGGCACGCCTTGCCCAGCGCGTGCGCGGTGCCGAGCGCGGCGCGCGCGAGTATCGAGTCGTGCGGAGGCACAGCAGTCTCCCCGGGAAGTGACGTGACGTGGACGGCGGAGAAAACCGCAGGTCAGGTGTTCGTCACGTCACATGAGGACGGGGAGCCGAGGCCGGAAGAGATCGCGGAGACGCGAGGCATGGTGATGCCCTCCTGGTCGAGTTCGGAGCGTTGAGACCGCGGGCGCTCGCTCGTGCGCCGCAGTCGGCCGGCCGGAGGCCGGTGTTCAGTTATGGGGAGAAGCCTACCGGCCTTGATCGGCAGACGCCCGAGCCCAGTTGTAGGGGTAGGGGATCTCCTCGGTGCCGTCCCACAGGAACGTGCGGATGCCAGCCGCGGGGACGTGGAGCTCGGCCACGACTTCGCGCATCAGCTCGTGCCGCTTCTCCGGCTCGGTCGCCGTCCACTTCAGGGCCGCGATCTCCCGCTGGGCGTAGGGCTGGAAGGGGCGGTACTCGGCGGTGGTAGCGATCAGCCGAAGCCGGTCGAAGGGCGTGTAGGTCTTCAGCAGGTCGTTCGTCAGCGGGAACGCCTCCCGCCCGGTGAGGATGGTCAGGCGGACCGGGGCGCACGGCGTGGTGCGCGCGCACGGACCCGCGCTGACGGAGACCTCGGCGCAGTACTCGCAGACGGCGCCCTCGCCGTACAGCAGGGCCTTGACCGTCCGGGCGACGTACCGCCAGCCCGTCGGCGGGACCATCGGCCACGAGACGCCGGAGACCTGCTGCCTGCTGCCGTACTTCACCCCGTCGTGGACGACGTCGCCCTCCACCATCATCGGCGCGGGGAAGTCGAAGCTCATCCGCGCAGCTCCAGGATCAGGGTGGTGGCCTTCTCCCAGCAGTCGCCGCAGGGCTGGCCGGCGGAGCCGCACACGATGTCCGCGACGCGCGGTAGGAGCCGCGTGTTCAGCGTCGGGCCCTTGATGAGCTGCACGGCGGCGTCGGCCTTCCGCAGGCACGAGTTGCAGGCCCTCGTCTTGCCCTCGCGCCGGCCGCAGACCGTCAAGGACGCCTCGCGCAGCAGCTCGGCGCGATCGGTGGTGGTGGCTGTGCTCACGATGTCTCCCCAGAGCACAGCCCCCTGCATGAATACGGGGTCGGCGGGCGCCGACGCAGGGGGCCGTGCACGGGATAGACGGAGTGGCCCGCCCGTTCGTTACACCGCGGCGTACGGGTCCGGCAGCGGCACGGCCCGCACCCAGCCGTCCTTGCCCTGGTACTCCATGCCGGACGTGGCGTGCACCGTCACCGGTACGGTCTCGTCGTCCAGGCGGACGACGAGGTACTGCCCGCGGGTGTCGATGATCGCCCCCGGGCGGCCTTCGTGCCGGACCCGGAGCCCCAGGTCGACGCGGACGCCGATCCGGTGCTCCAGCTTGTAGTACGAGCGGATGTGGTCGAGGTCCCCGTGCTGGCGCTCCGCGACCGCGAAGAGCGCCTGGCACGCCCGACGTCGGCACCGCGCGGCCGTCTTGACGTCGTACGCGTCGAGGAACAGGTCATCGCAGAGCATGATGCCGCTCGGGTCGCATGCGGCGGCCAGCTCACCGAGCTGTCCGCCGGCGTTGGTCGTCAGCCGGGTGGAGAACACCGCGACATGTACGGCCTTCACATAGCGGGTGTCCGGCCGGGAGTAGAAGGAGGCGTCCCGGTACAGGGCAGCCAGCTCACCGCCCCGAAGGACCGGGGCACCGTGCGGCACCCCGGCCTTCACCGCGTTGTCCACGGGCGCCGGGCGGCGCTCCATCGGCGTCAGCCCGGTCACCGGTCCTCGCCCCAAGCTGCGTCGACAAGGTCGGGGTCCGGCTGGACGAGAGCCGCAGCCCGCTCGTGCCCGGCCGCGCGGAGCTTCGCCGCGATCTCCGTGTCGCGCAGCGCGAGCAGCGCATCCGCGTACGTCGGCACCAGCTCCGACCGCAGCCCGGCCTCCTCGAACGCATCCACCGCGCGCTGCCAGGCCGTCCTCTCCTCTTCGGGCTCAGACACCTGCGTTCTCCTCCCCCTGGTCGATGATGACCAGCGACATCCTGATGTGTGCGCCGTCCTGGCGCCTTCCTGCACGGGGGTCAACGCCCGTCACCACCGCGGCGTTGTCGTCCTCGAACACGCCCGCGTCCTGGAGGCCGTCCACCGCTGCCTTCGCCGAGAGCGCCCAGTTCGACGGGTCGAAGACCCTCGTGCGAGCCTTCGGCTGCACGACGTAGACCACCCGAGCCCGGGTCAGCCGGGGTACGCGCTGCTGGCGGGCGAGCACGGCCGTGGCCTCCCGTATGGAGGCGGTGAGCCGCTGCCGCCGGCTCCAGTGGCCGCGATCGTTCGCGTTGATCAGCTCGGTGTCGGGCAGGTCGAGGACCCAGTGCCGGGCCGCCCCGATCTCCCGCCCCGAGTCCCATTCGACGTACGCCGTCGCGCTGGCGGTGGACCGGGAGCGGGCCTTAGCCAGCTTCTGCTTCGGCGAGCGCGCGGCGTCGAGCCGGGCCCGAAGGCCGGGGTAGCGCGCGGCCTCCTTCGCGCTGATACGGAACACGGGGTCACGCCTCCTGGTCGGGGCGGTCATCCTGCTCCGCCGCGGCGGCTTCCGTCTCCCGGTGCACCTTCTGCTGCACCTCGGCCATGTGCTGGTCGAAGCCCTCGTGGTGCGCCGCGCCCGTGTACTGGCGCGGGTCCATCCAGTCGCCCGCCTCGCAGCCGGCCGCGTACAGCTTCTTCTCGGCGCCGAACAGGCTCGTCGTGGTGCCGACGGCTTCCAGCACGAGCCGGTGCTTGCGCCGCGGGCCCTCCATCAGGGGGTCCTCGGTGTAGTGCATGGTCTGTCCTCTCGGAGCGTTGCGGGCCCGGCGCTCGCTCGTGCAGCCGGGCGGTGGAAGGGCGTTACGCCCTGGTGGCCTTCGGGTCGGGGACCTCTACGAGGTGCCCGAGGCCAAGTCGGATGACGTCCTGGGCGGCTCGCGGCAGGCCGTAGGCGTCAACGTACCCCCGGCACATGGCCGCCGGCGTACCTGCCGGGACAGCGGGCGGCACGGTCGAGTGACACACCACGTGTCCGTCGGCCGCGCGGGTGTCCCCCACGAACTGCTTCAGCCGCCCGGGGCGAAGATCCGCGTTCTTCCCGTCGGGGTTCAGGACGCACGTCCCGCAGCGGTCTTCGAGTATCCGGATCTCGCCCGTCTCCGGGTCCGCCACCTGCGGTTTCTCGTCACTCACTCGTCCTCCAGGCACTGCATGGGGAGGTTGAGGGAGCTGGTGAACCGCGGGTAGTTCCCGATGAGCGGGGTGGTGTCCCGGCCCAGCAGGAAGACGGTCGTGGTGTGCTCGAAGTGCTGGCGCGCGCGGTGGTAGGCGGCGGCCTCCGCCGTCAGGAACCGTCCGGCGGCGGTCGAGTACCTGGTGGACTCGGTAGTGCAGGTCAGCAGCTCCGCGAGGGCCTGGTCGAGCGCGAGGAACCAGGTGTTGAGGGCATCACCGTGGTCCGTGAGCAGGCTCTTCGCGGCGGCCGGGCCGAACGCCGTCGCCGCGGCGCCCATCTCGGCGGCCGTCGTCTCCATGATGGCGTCGGGGATGCCCTCGATCGCCTTGCGGTAGCCCATGATGGCCGTCAACTCGGAGGCGGTGAACGGCTCGGTGTCGAACTCGTGGTGGCTCAGGGTGTCGTCGTGCACGGGGTCAGCCTTCCACGGCGGCGGTGAAGACGGGGATGAGGTCGGCCGCCATGCGGTAGCCCTCGACCTTCTTGTTCTGCGGCTTCTCGCGGCCGTAGTCGGCGGTGACCGGCGCGGGCATCCCGGAGGGCCAAAGTCCGTCGACCACGCCCTTGGTGAGGGTCTTGGTCAGGGAGATGGCGGGGCCGGCGAGGTCCCGGTTCATGTCGCGCAGGTCGGCCGCCGCCCGGTACCCGCCACCGTGGAGGACGTCGTGCAGCAGCGTGCGGGCGGCCGGCGTGGCGATGCGGACGAAGTCCTTCGCGCGCTCGACGGTCCACTGCCGATCGACCTCGATCGTCAGATCATCCGCGTGCTCGGCGATGAGCGCGAGCAGTCCCTCCTCGAATGCGGGCGATGCGCCCCTGATCACGAAATCCACTGCGATCCTTTCGACAGAACCCACCCAATGAACTACCCGCAGCCTATGTCATCGGGTAGGTACAAGGGTGGGTTACAGCGTTGTGCGTTGCGCCTGCCGATTGTCACTGCTCCGCGATAGGGTGGGGACGCTGACAACAACTTAGGGTTACCTTTCCGGTTATTCTCCCTGGAATAGCCGGTACCTGCGGGGAGGGGAACAGATGAGCGGGAACGAGCGCGCGGACGGTCCGGACGAGGTCGGCTCGCGCGGAGTGCCGCCGGCCGAGTTCGTTGCGCGCCTCCAGCGAGGCGAGCACCCGGCCGAGATGGACACGATCATGAAGCCGGTACCGAACACCATGCCGGTCCCGGACGACGCGGACGAGTGGATCGCGGCGTTCGGCCGGGTCATCACCGGTGGGCACCTGCCCGGCGGCGACGGGAAGACCAGCACCACCATGTTCCTGGACACCGACCCGCAGGGCACCGTGGCCACGCCGCTCGGCGGCCCCGGCCTCGACCTGTGCCGCACCTGCCTCAGCCCCGTCGGTGAGCCCTCGCCCGAGTGCACCAACCCCTTCAACCACCAGGAGCAGCAGGCGTGAACGGCCGCGGATACAGCCCGCAGGGACACCGGCCGGAGCCGACGACGGCCCCGCCCACCCCCGGCCCCGGCACGCCGGCCGCGGACCGCCCGGTCGACGCGTACGCGGACATGAGCGCCCAACTCGGAGCCCTGCACACCTTCTTGAAGGCGCGGGCCGCAGAGACGCCCGTCGTGGACCCGCTGTTCCACGAGGCCCTGGGCTACGCGCTGGGGTATGCCGACGCGTGCATGGAGAAGCGGGACATCGTCGGCGCCGTGCGCAAGCTGGAGTGGATGCGCAACGAGGCGCAGCGGTGGGCGGACCACCCGGACTTCCCCGCGGAGGCCCGGCGGTGACCGAGCAGCGACCCGAGCGACCGACCGCCGAAGGTGCGGTGACGGCCGCCCAGTGGGCGGCGTTCCTGGAGGCCCGCGCCACCGAGGAGTTGGAGGCCGCCGGCGCCCTTGCCCCCCACGGCTGGTGGGAGCTGACCGAGCCGGGCGCGCGCCGGTTCGGCGTGCAGGGGATGGGCGGTCGGGTGTTCGCCCCGATCCTGACCGGCGACGGGCACTTCGTGGACCAGGCCACGGCCATGCACATCGTCCGCAACCAGCCGCAGCGCACCCGTGACGACCTCCTGGGCAAGCTGATGCTGGTCAACCTGCTCAAGGCGCAGCTCGCCGACGAGAAGGCCCCTCTGGTCGGGCCGCTCCGCCTGGTCGTGCAGCAGTTCGCCGCGCCGTTCATCGACCACCCCGACCACCCGGAGTACGAGCCGCCGGAGGAGATGTGAGCACGGAGGTCGAGGTCGTACGCGCGGAACTGGTCCGCGACGGCGAGCCCGGACCGGCCGCGGCCGAGCAGGGGCCCCGCTACCTGATCACCCAGCACACCATGCTCGGCCCCGACGAGCTGCCGCCGCTCGCCGACCAGAAGCCGGCCTGGACGGACGCCGACTTCCGGCTGTCCGCCGAGGACGTCGCCGACCTCTCCGAACCCGATCTCGCCGACAACACCATCACCAACCGCGAGTCCACGATCCGCGCCTTCATGACGTGGTGCGCCACGCAGGACCCGCCGCGGCTGGCGTACCCGTGCACCACGGCGACGTACACCTCCTACGGCCTGCACCTGATCCGCCGGGGCAAGACCGGGGAGTTCAAGCCGGACAGCGTCGGTCAGTACATGTCCCGGATCTGGAACTGGCAGCCGGTCGACCTCCGGCCCGACCCCAGCCGCTTTAAGGGCCGCCTGCGGGCCTGGAAGAAGGACTGGGTGAAGGCCGGCGGCGAAGTCGACCGCGCCGCGGCGGCCACGATCGAGTACACCGTGCGCATCCTCGACTCGATCGATGAGAGCACAAACATCGGCAAGCGGGACGCGTTCCTGGTGGTGCTCGCCTACGCCAACCTGCACCGGGAGTCCGAGCTGGCCGACCAGCTCAACAAGCGACTGCGGATCTACGACACCGGCATCCACGTCACCACCGCCACCTCCAAGACGGACCAGGCGGGCAAGGGCGCCGGCCGCTTCATCAACGACCGCTCCGACCTCCAGCTCGTACGCCGTGCCCGCGCCTGGTTCGCCGTGCTGCGCGAACTCGGCGCGGACGGCCCCGACCAGCCGACCTTCCGCGCCCTGACCGTGAAGGGCGGCCTGCGCTCCTACCCGGCGGACCGCAAGCGCGGCACCCGGATGCGGCCGGGCTCGCTCAACGAACGGCTCCAGCTCCTCGCCGAGCAGGCGGGCGTGCCGTACATCGACGGCAAGAAGGTCACCTCCCACTCGTGGCGGGCCGGCGCGAACACCGACATGGCCGAGAAGGGCGTCCCGCTTGCCGAGCGGAACCGAGCCGGTCGGTGGGCGGACGGCTCCCATACGGCCGACACGGTCTACGACCGCCGCCACGGCGTCGGCACGAGCGACCCGCTCGACAAGGTCCCGCAGTACGGTGGGCCCGCCCGAGCAGCGGTCGCTCAAGCCAGAGCTGAGCCGCGGGTGGACGACCCCGCCCAGACGGAGACCTGAGTGCCGCAGCCACTCGTTTCTGCCCGTTACCCGCGGGAGTAGCGATCACCCGGGGTACGCTGCCCTTGGCTCATGAGCAGGAGTACATCGAGGCCCGGTTCCCCCAGTTGGGATGGGGGAACCGGGCCTCGACGCGTGGTGCTCGGGGGTCAGCAGTCGAACTTGCCGTCCTGAACGTCTGCGAGGAACCCTGCGATGGAGGACTCGGAGAAGACGAGCGCGGGGCCGTTCGGGTTCTTGGAATCCCGGACGGCCCGCATGCCAGCGAACGGGGCAGCCTTGAGAGCAGCGAGTTCGACGCACTGCCCCTGCGAGTCCCCGCTGTAGGAAGACTTCGTCCAGACGGCCCCCTCAAGCTCCGGTGCAGTGAGAGCGCGTCCGTTGTTGGTGGTCACTTGTGCAGTCCTTCCAGGTACTCATTAAGAAGATCCCGTGACTGGTCCACGGGAAGCGCGGCAGAAGAGATTCTTTCGAACTCGGCTTCCAGGTAGGCGACCTGGGCCGGGTCGTAGGTGTGTGAGCCGCCCATCGGGTTGTCGATGCTGGCAACGGGCGTCCACGGGTGCCAGAACGTAAGGATGGTCATTGCTCCGTTCGATCCGATGGAAGGGTGCGCCTTCAACGGCAGGATCTGGAGGGTGACGTTCTCCATCTTGGTGGCGGCGATCAGCTTGCGGAGCTGGTCTTCCATGAGGCCAGGGCTGGACTCGAACTCAGCGTGGAAGGCGGACTCGGGGATCACGCCGTGGAACTTCGCTCGGCTGAGGACTTCCTGCCTGGCGAGGCGGATGGCGATGAGTGACTCCGAGTCGTTCGACCGGGCGCGCGAGTGCATCTCCCGGACGTAGAGCGGTGACTGCACCAGCCCCGGGATCACCTTGGGATGGACGATGCGGATTGTCTCCGCCTCGGCCTCCAGCTCTACGAAGTCCAGGTATGCCTCACTGACCTTGTCGGCGTACGAGGCCCACCAGCCCTTCCCGGCCGGCTCTTCGGCGACGCGAGCGACCTCTTCGACGCCCTTCGGGTCATCGACGCCGATCTTCTTGCACAGGTCGAGCACGTCGTCACGACCGATGCGGTAGTAGCCACGCTCGACGCGAGAGAAGCGGGGCTGGCTCCAGCCCATGGCCCGTGCGACATCACCTGACGGCATCTCAACCGCCTCGCGCCACTGGCGCAGTTGGGCACCCACGCGTCGCCTCTTGATTGACGGCGTCGCTCTCTTCTGCGTCATAGGCGCAGTCTGGCACGCCCGCGTCACCGTTGGCCATGCGCACGTCTGTTCTCGCCTCTTTGGATTATCGACGAAAGTGTTGCGCACGGAAGCGAAAAAGGGGCAAGCTAGTCGAGCGGCGGACGTGACTGTCCATCAGGTCATGATCATTTGTGACGCACAGTGACGCCTGCCTTCGTGTGGACCGGTTCGCCGGTTCGGCGGGGTTCGTCCTCCTCCCCCGTAGAGGACGAGCCCCGCTACCCCCACTCCGACGAAGCCGAGGCCGCTGATGACGAGCCAGAGCACCACATATCCGCCCCGCATGCGGATGGACCGCGACAACGCCACCGAGCGACGCCTGTGGCCTAACACGCTTGCCGAGAGCGGTGACCGGATGATCGTCGGGACCCTTGAGGACGTGACCGCCGGCCCCGAAGCCGTACGGGACGACTTCACCCTGAACCTGCGGCGCGATCCCGGAGCCGGCGGGCAGCCCGTCGCCCCGCACGAGGGCCGGTGGGTCGGCTACCTCCGGCGGATCAGCGCGGCCAAGCTGCGCCACTGGGGCCTGCCCTGCCTGGTCGATGACGCGCAGACCGCGATCAGCGAACTCGTCACCAACGCGCTGGTGCACGGAACGGGCGACCAAGTCGTCTTCCGGTTCCTGCTCGTCGCCGACGTGCTCGCGATCGAGGTGAACGACGGCTCCACCCAGCACGCCCGCATCAGCGCGGCCGACGACCTGGACGAGAACGGCCGCGGCATGTTCATCGTCAGCATGCTCGCCACGCTGTGCGGCGTGAGCCCCGACGGGACCAAGACCTGGTGCTGCTTCAAGATCCCCACACCCCCGCGGAGGACCGCATGACCACCCCGACGCACCTCGCGCCGGCGCCAGCAGACCAGGACGACAACGTCGAAAGGCTCACGCGACTCCTCGACGCGTTACGCGACGACCACGCCCTTGACCTCGTCTACGACGACGTGGAGATCGCGCTCGGTGGCGTCACCCCGTCCGCCGAGCAGATCGCCGAGTTCACCCCCCGGCTGCGCAGGGCTCTCCCCCAGCTCGTGACCGTGGCCCGGAAGCGGGCGGCCAAGCGACCCACCGAGGTGACCGCGGCCGAGATCGAGGCGATCAAGGCCGCCAACCAGGCGCTCGCCGACACCGAGCCGGTCGAGAACCCCGCAGAGAGCAAGGCCCGCAGACTCCTGCGCCGCCCGGCCGCCCCGACGGATCTCCCGCTGGCCCTCGGCCACCTGCGCCTCCTGGGCCGCTGCACCCAAGACCTCCTCGACATCCTCCTTGCCGGCGATGATGCCGAGTGACGACGCCACCCGCGCCCGAGCCCGACGCCCAGCTCGTCACGCTCCTGCCGCCCGAAGACGCCTACGACTACGAGTTCGTCGCCGCGCGTCTGCACGACCAGCACCTCCTCGACAGCAGCGTCGCCGTCCGCGTCTTCCGCGCCCCGATGCTCGCCGTGCCCGTCGGCGGCCGACGCCGCGGCGGCAGCATGGACGCCGGCCCCGGCACCTTGGCCATCGCGATCCGCGAGGCGCTGCTGGGGCGCGGCGGCTTCCCCGGCCTGCGTATCCGGCTCACGGGCCCCCGTGACCGGTCGCCCTACTGGGTCGTGGAGTGGGGCGAGCGGCTTCCCGCCCGCGCCACCGAAGACGAGCGCGCCCGCTTCTACGGCGGCTGCGACTGCCCCCGGCAGCCGGCCGCCTCTCCGACTCCCGCAGTCCCCCGCTGCGGATCTCAACTCCTCCCCCGTGCACACGAATACGGCCCGTCGTCGGGCCCGCGGAGGAGGTCTCTGCGATGAGGACCATGATGTGCCAACATGAGACCGCCTGCCCCGCGGCCGACGCCGCCGACCGGGAGGCCGCCCGCACGATCCGGCACCGGCCAGAACAGGGCTGGACCCTGCTGTGCAACGGCGTCCTGCTCTTCGAGGACACCGGCGAACTGCTGCCCGACGGACAAGTCGTCGCCCCGCGCCGGCCGCTCGCGGTCCCGGCCAGGAACGCGGCATGACCGCCACCGCGGCCGAGGTGGTCGTTCCGTACATCACCGCCCGCGAGGGCGAAGAGGCGGACTCCCTCCTCAGCCTGAACGTACGCCTCGGACCTGACCGTCGGCCGCGGCTCGGGTACGTGGACGAGGCTGCGCCCGACCGGGACCTCCGCGGCGTGCTGTGGGCGCGGTACTCCATGTCGCTGGATTTCGGGGGGCAGCCCACCGGGTCCCCGAAGTGGCGGCTGGTGCACCCGCTCCGGCAGCGCACCACGATGGCGCTCCTGCGCTGCCAGGTGTGCACGGTCCAGTTGAAGCGCAGCGACGGCATCCTCTTCGTGGAGACGGCCGACGACCGCGACGACTACACCGGGCCGGTGAAGACCGCGCAGCCGCCGGTGTGCCTGGAGCACGCCCGGATGGCGGCCCGGCGGTGCCCCCGGCTGAGGGCCAAGGGGCACGTCGCGCTGCTGGCCACGCGGTTCCCGCTCTACGGCGTCATCGGCACCCCGTACCAGTACACCGCCGACGGCATCCAGCCCCTCTCCAGCACGGACGTTCCCCTCCCCTACAGCCATCCCCAGATCGGTTGGTTCCTCGCCTCCCAGCTCGTACGCGAGCTGCGCGAGTACACGGTCGTCAACCTGGACGATCTTGTGCCGGCCGCCTAGAACCGCCGCTCGGCGGTCTTGGGCGACGAACCGGACCGCCGAGCGGCGCTCCACCCCAGAGCTTCCCGGCTCGACCCCGAGCCGGGTTGGCCAGAACCTGAACCCGCGGCGTAGCCCCGTGGCTACGCTCCGGGCGTCAGTGCGCTGGCAAGCACCACCTGTTCGCAACAACCAACGAGACAACTGGAGTTGTCATGACGCGAACCATCACCAAGGGCACGACCCAGGTCCAGGACCCCACGGCCGGCGGCCAGTCGGACGGGTTCGAGCTGAACGTCTCCCTCCTGGAGGTCTCCGACGCCGCTGCGCTGACCGTCCTGACGGACGACAACTGCGGCAGCTCCTGCGGCGCCTGTGTCACCTTCACCGACTGACCTCGGCCGTCTGAACCTGGCCATCAGGTCCTGAACGGTGGCTGGTGCCGTCGCGCTGCTGGCGCGGCGGCACCGGCGGCTCCCCTCCCGGCGCACGAAGGGACACGTCACGTGGCTACACCTCCAGCGTTCAGGGCGGGCGCGACCGCCTTGGTGCGTGCCGTCGCCCGACCGCCGGCGCCGCAGCTTCCCCTGCCCGACTTCGATGACCGGTCCTTCCAGGCCGAGGAGCTGGCGGAGGTCACCGCCGGACGCCTCGTCTGGGTGCGCGGCATCTGGCGCGACCCCGGTATCGCGCAGGCCCTCCGGCACGCCAGCCCAGCTCTCGCCGCCGAGGTGGAGGCCCTGGAGGGAGCCCGCTCCCCTTCCCCCCGCGAAGTGCGCCGCGTCGGGCTGTCGGTGGCCCGCTACCTCCTGCGCGCGCTGCACCGTCCCACGCCGTTCGGGCTGTTCGCCGGAGTCACCACCGCCGCCTTCGGCGCCGAGCCCCGCGCCCGCTGGGGCCAGAACCACGCGGTCGTCGCCCGAGCGGGCGCTGAGTGGGTGGCGAGGCTGATCGAGCAGTTGGAGAGGAGCGGCGAACTGCTGCCGCTCCTGTCGGTCGTCGTCAACAACACCACCTACGAGCGGGACGGCAGTCTCGTCGTGCCCTACCAGGACAACGGCCCGGCCGGTCACCGCCGGGCTGTGGAGGCGTCCGTCGAGCTGTCGGCGCCGATCCGGCTCGTTCTGCGCGCGGCCGACGCGCCGATCCGCCTCGGGGAACTGGCCGAGAAGCTGGCCGCCGAGTTCCCCGCCGTGGCACCCGAGCGCGTCCACCGGCTCCTTGCGGGTCTCGTGCAGCGAAGGGTCCTGATCACCAACCTCCACGCGCCAGCGACCGAGCCCGACGCGCTCGGTCACCTCGTCGCCCAGCTCGACACGGCACAGGCCGAGGACATCCCCCTCCTGGCGGCCACCGTCCGGGAGCTGCACGCCGTCCACGCCGGGCTGAAGCAGTGCGGTACCGCGGCGGGCCGGGACGCCGTAGCGGCCCGGATGCGCGCTCTGGTGCCGGGTCTGCGGCGGCACCCGCTCGCCCTCGACCTGAGCCTCGACGCCGCCGTGGTGCTCCCCGCGGCGGTCGCCCGCGAGGTGGAGCGCGCCGCCACGGTCCTCACCCGGCTCTGCGCCCGCCCGTACGGCACCGAGCCGTGGAACGACTACCACCAGCGGTTCTACGAGCGGTTCGGCGTCGGCACGATGGTGCCGCTGCGGGACGTCGTCGCGGACAGCGGCATCGGCTACCCCGACGGGTACCCGGGCAGCCCGACCGCGGACCGGCGCCGCCTGTCGCCGCGGGACGATGTGCTGCTGCGGCTCGCCCAGGGCGCGGCGCTCGACGGCCGCGACGAGATCGTGCTGACCGACGAGATGGTGGCCGCCCTGGACCGGGGACCGCAGGAGCCGCGGGTGCCGCCCCACCTGGAGGTCGGCGTACGGCTGCACGCGGCCAGCCTCGCCGACGTCCGCCGGGGGCAGTTCACCGTGGAGGTGACCAGCGTGGCCCGCGGCGCCGGGGTGACCGTCGGGCGCTTCCTCGGCGTACTGCCCGCCCCACAGCGCGGCCCGCTGCACGAGGAGCTGGCCGATCTGCCCACCGCCGACTCGGGCACCGTGGCGGCGCAGCTCTCCTTCCCCGCGCTGCTGCCCGACACCGCCCACGTCACCCGAACCCCGCGCGTGCTGCCGCTGGTGATCAGCCTGCAAGAGCACCGAGCCCCCGACGCCGCGGTGCTCACGCCGGCGGATCTGGCGATGAGCTGCGACGGGCGGCGGATGTACCTGGCCGCTCCCGGCCGCGGTCTGCGCATCGAGGCCGTCGGGATGCACGCGTTGAACCTTAGCGAGCACACCCCGCCCCTGGCCCGGCTGATCACCGAGGTGTCGCGGGCACAGAGCGCCCAGGTCACCCGTTTCGACTGGGGCGCCGCCGCAGCGATGCCGTTCCTCCCGCGCCTGCGGTACGGCCGCATCGTGTTGGCCCCGGCCCGATGGAGGCTGGAGGGCGGCGACCTCCCCGACCGCCACCGCCGCGGCACGGACTGGGACGCCGCGCTGTCCGAGTGGCGCGAGCGCCGGCGCCTGCCGCAGCACGTGCACCTGGTCCAGGACGACCGGCGGCTTCCGCTCGACCTCGACCAGCCCGGCCACCGCAGCCTGCTGCGCCAGCACCTCGACCGCACCGGCACGGCCGTGCTGGTGGAAGCCGCCCCGCCCGGGGCGGACGGCTGGAGCGGGGGCCGGGCCCACGAGATCGTGGTCCCCCTCAAAGCGGTCCGGCCTCCGGCCTGGCCCGAACTGCCCACGCCGACCACCGCCCGCACCCTCTCCCCGGCCCAGATCCAGAGCCCGGCCGCCTCGCCGGTGCTGCTGGCCGCGCTGTACGGCGACCCGCGGCGCCAAGACGCCCTCCTCGCCCGTCACGTGCCCGACCTGATACGGCGCCTCGGCTCGCCCCCCTGGTGGTACGTCCGCTTCCGCGACCCCCAGCAGCACCTTCGACTGCGCATCGCCCTGCCGGACCCGGACGACTTCGCCGACACCATCCACACGGTCAGCACCTGGGCCGACGAACTGCGGGCCGCCGGGCTGCTGGCGGACCTGCGCTACCCCACCTCCTACCGCGAGACGGGCCGGTGGGGCTCCGGGGCGGCATGGAACGCGGCCGAGGCCGTGTTCCGCGCGGACTCCGCGGCGCTGGTGGCACAGCTCGCCCAGGCCGTCCGGCCGGCGCAGCGCCCGCTCGTGGCCGCGCACTTCTTCGCCATCACCTCCGCGTTCCTCGGCAGCCCGAACGACGGCGCGCGTTGGCTGATCGACCACGTCGAACCGACCCCGCCGAAGCCGGTCCCCCGCCCGCAGTTCGCCGACGCTGTACGACTGGCCGACCCGCGCGGCAACTGGGCGGCCCTGCGGTCCGCGCCGGGGGGCGCCGCGATCGTGGACGCCTGGACCGGGCGCACCGCCGCGCTCGCCGCGTACCAGCCGCATCTGTCCGGCCCGCACGCCGAGGGCATCGCGGCCGACGGCGTGCTCACCTCCCTGCTGCACACGCACTTCGTGCGGCACGTGGCCGTGGACTTCCCCGAGGAAGAGGTCTGCCTGTACCTCGCCCGCGCCGCCGCCCTCGCCTTCACCGCCCGCGCCGGGAGGCGATCATGACCGACCAGTCCGCCGGCGCAGTGGCCACGGCCATCGCCGACCACCTCGCCCATCCTGATCAGGCGCCGGTGGCCGCCACCGACGACGCCAATCGGCAGAACCTCGCCTACGGCCCCACCGGGATCGCCCTGCTCCACGTCGAGCGCGCCGCCGCCGGACTCGCCCCGTGGCAGCGCGCCCACGACTGGCTGACCGCGGCGACCCGACAGCCGTTCACCAGCGGCTCCGACAGCTACCCCTTCTACGGCGCCCCGGCCCTCGCCCACGTCCTGGCGTGCGCCGCCGATCACCTGCCCGGCTCCTACCGGCGCGGCCTCGACCTGCTCGACCGTCAGGTGACGGTGGACGCCCGGCGGCGCCTGGACGCCGCGCACCATCGGATCGACGCCGGGCAGCTCCCGGCGCTCGCCGAGTTCGACGCCATCCGGGGCCTGAGCGGCTACGGCGCCTACCTGCTGCGCCGCGACCCGGCGGGACCGGTGACCCGGGCCGTCCTCGACTACTGCGTGCGCCTGACCGACCCGGTCACCCACGACGACGAGCACCTGCCGGGCTGGTGGGCAGCCACCGGTCCCTCCGGCCGGCCGGACGACCGCTTCCCCGGCGGCCACGCCAACCACGGCATGGCGCACGGCATCGGCGCGGTCCTCGCGCTGCTGGCGCTCGCCGCCCGCCGCGGCACCACCGTCACCAGCCACCATCAGGCGATGCGCACCATCCTGGCCTGGCTGGAGCGGTGGAAGGTGCCCGCCGGGCGCGGCACGGCCTGGCCGTACTTGATCACCCGCGAGGAACTGCGCAGCGGCCGGCCCGCAGCCTCGGCACCGCGGCGGCCGAGCTGGTGCTACGGCACCGCGGGTCTGGCCCGCGCTCAGCAGCTCGCCGCGCTCGCCCTCGGCGACCGCGACCTCCAGGCCGAAGCCGAGGCCGCCCTGCTGGACGCGCTGACCGACCGCGCGCAGCTTCGCGCCACCACCGACAGCGGCCTGTGCCACGGCTTCGCCGGTCTCGTCCACATCGCGGCACGGGCCGCCGCCGACGCCGAGCGTGCCGCGGCCGGACAGCTCCGCGCCGCCATACCCGCCCTTCTCACCGTGTTGGTCCCGCCCGGCGCCGCCCCGGACGACGCCGCCGCCCTGCTGCTGAAGGACGCGGCGGGCGCCGGCCTCCTCGACGGCGCCGCCGGAACCGCGCTGGGACTGCTCACCGCGGACGGCACGGAGCCGCCCCGCACCGCGTGGGACGCCTGCCTGCTCACCGCCTGACCCCCGACCGAAGGACTTCCCGATGTGCTCCGACCGCTGGCAGCAGCACAACATCACCTTCCCCGACCGCGACACCGGACGGTGCGCCGTCACCGAACGCCTCGCCCCCGCGCTGCTCGCCGCCGAGGCCGACGGGCAGCTCAGCGGCTGGTGGTTCATCAACAAGCAGCCCTGGCGCCTGCGGTACGTCGCCGACCAGCCGGCGCCGACCGTGCTGACCCTGCTGGACGAGTGGGTGGCCGACGGCACCGCGCAGTCCCACACGACCGCGATCTACGAACCGGAGACCGAGGCGTTCGGTGGGGCGGACGCCATGACGGCCGCGCACGCCCTCTTCCACGAGGACAGCCGTCATCTCCTCGCCTACCCCGTCCAGGACGGTCACCTGGGGCGGCGCGAGACCACGGTTCTGCTGCTGAGCAGCCTGATGCGCGCCGCGAACCTCGACTGGTTCGAGCAGGGCGACGTGTGGGCGAAGGTCTGCGCGCTGCGCCCCGGTACCAGCACGCCCGCGTCCACGCGCCTGATCTCGGCGATGCGGACCCTGATGACCACCGAGGCCCGCGGCCTGTGCCGCGAGGGCGGGCCGCTGGACGGCCACGCCGACTGGGTCGCCGCCTTCGAGCGCGCGGGGACCACGCTCGCCTACCTCGCCGTCCAGGGCGCTCTGACCCGCGGACTGCGCGCCGTCATCGCGCACCACGCCATCTTCCACGCCAACCGTGCCGGTCTGCCCGGCGCCGACCAGCACACCCTGTTCCACATCGCACGAGAGGTAGTCATGGGATCGAGTGAAAACACCGCGTCAGCAGCAGAATCGGGCTCCGCGGCCAATAGCGTCAGCGCGGTGAACACCGACACACTCACCGCCCCCGAGGCCAATGCCGAACAGCTCCGCAACGCCCTGGTGGACCAGATCCAGGCCGACGGCCACGCCCGCACCCCCGCGGTCGAAGCCGCCCTGCGCACCGTGCCCCGGCACCTGTTCGTCCCCGAAGCCCCGCTGGCCGACGCCTACGCCAACGACCCGGTCCACGTGAAGTACGACCCCGAGGGCACCTCGATCTCCTGCGCCTCCCAGCCGGCTGTCGTCGCCCTCATGCTGGACCAGCTCGAAGCCCAGCCGGGCGAGCGCATCCTCGAACTCGGCGCCGGCACCGGCTACAACGCCGCCCTGATCGGCCACCTCGTCGGCCCGAGCGGACACGTCACCACCATCGACGTCGATGACGACCTGGTCGAAGGCGCCCGAGCCCACCTCGCCGCCGCCGGGGTCACCAACGTCGAGGCCCTGACGCGCGACGGTGCTCTCGGCCACGCCGAGGGCGCACCGTACGACCGGATCATCGCGACCGTCGGCGCGCACGGCATCCCCCACGCCTGGCTCGAACAGCTCGCAGAGGGCGGCCGGCTCGTCACCCCGCAGCGGCTCACCGGCAGCGTCTCGCGCTCCATCATCTACGTGAAGCGCGACGGCCGGTGGCAGTCGGCCGGCTCGGAGATGAACACCTTCATGCCGCTGCGCCGAGGCATCGCCGACGACGACCGCCGCGCCGTGCCGCTCAGCACGGACGGCGCCGTGCGCCTCCAGGCCCCCGCCGGCCTGGCGATCGACGCCGACGCCCTCGCCGGTGTTCTCGACCAGCCGCGCGTCGAGGAGTGGACCGGGATGACGGTCCGCGCCGGGGAGTCGCCGGAGTGGATGGAGCTGTTCGTCTCCTGCGTCATGCCGTCCGGCCTGATCCGGATGCTCTTCCCGAAGTCCGCCAAGGGCACGGTGCTCACTGAGGACCCCTACCCCTCGGCCACGGCCGCCGTCGACAAGGGTGCCGTCACCTACCTCGCGCGGCGCCCCTCCGCGGAGAAGACCCCCGAGGGTGACAAGCTCTGGGAGTTCGGCGTCATCGGGCACGGCCCCGGGAGCGACGAGCTGGCCGCCAAGGTCGCCGACGCGGTCCGCACCTGGGACCGCGAGTACCGCGGCCGGGATGCCGCCTTCGAGATCCTGCCGCTCGGTGCGCCCGCGGACGAGCAGCCCGGTGTCTTCGTCCTCGACACCCCGCTGAACCGCGTCCGAGTCACCTGGCAGTAGCAGATCCGGCCGCGTGGCGCCCCCCGCTCGTCGGCGGGCACCACGCGGCCCTTGCCCGCTCCTCGTCGCCTTCACCCCCGGGGGGACCTCATGGACCCGAACGGACCCATAGCCCAGCGCTTCCCGCTCATCTACCGCTTCCGCCCCGCGTGCCTGCCCCTGCCCCGGCGCGTCCACGGCCTGGTCGAACTCGCCGAAGCCGCCGCCGCAAAGGCGGACCAGGGCCTCGCATCGGCCGTCTACAACCAGGCCGCCCTCATCGCCTCCGACCTCGGCCTCCCCGACCTCGCGCGGAAGATGTGCCACCAGCACGCCGCCGCCTACCTCCACGCCGCCCCCCTGCCCGGCATGACCGCGATCCGTGCCCTCGAACCCGTGGTGAACCTTGCCCGCCTCCAGATCCGCGCGGGCGCCGCCGACGACGGACGCCACCGTTTGCTGCACCTCTTCGACGCCGTCACCAACGGCACCAGCGCTCAGTTCGAGGGGGTCCACGTCCCGGCCGACCTCACCCTCACCGACGCCGACCGCCACGAGGTGCGCACCTGGCTGTGGAAGGTCGTCCTGGCCGACGGCACCCGCACCCTGACCACGGCCGGCCGCTGGAGGGAAGCGCTGGCCCACATCGAGGAACACCGGGGCATCGGGCAGCGCATGCTGGACGGCCGCCAAGTCGCCGTCCTGGCCGCGCTCATCCACAACCCCACCGACGCCGGCGCGCTCGTCACGATGACCGCGCCCGGAGACCTCTGGGAGAACGCCGTCACCGGCTGCCTCAACGTGCTGTGCAACAAGGCCCTTCTCGGCCCGACCGTACCCACCCTCGACGCGCTCGTGGAGGACTACTACCTCGCGCACCAGCCCGAGCCGGGCATGACCGTCTTCGACACGCGCCTCGGGCTGACGATCCTGGACCTGCTGGAGCCGCACCAGGACGACGCAGCGCACCGGATGGTCACCGAGCTCCACCGCCGGGCCGCCGCGGCGACCGACGGCTACGCCGCCCGTGAGTGCCTGGCTGACGAGCGGTTCATCAGCCTCGCCGAGCCACGCCAGATCGAGGCGGCCCAGCAGCTCGTCCGCGCCTGCGCGCTGGGCAGCGGCAACCTCCCTGAGCCCCGGCTCGCGAAGATGACGGAGGCGCTGCGGGTCAGCGACGAGGTGATCCGGGCCAGCGTCGGGCACCCCCACCCACAGCAGGAAGGGACTGGTGCACAGGTTTGAGGTGTAACGCCTGAGCCGCCCGCTCCGTCCATACAGGCGGCCAGGCGTTGACGCTCGGCCACGATCTGATGTACCGCCGCCGGGAGGACCCAGACTGTGCCGACCCCCGTTCTCGATGTGAGCGAACAGCTCTTCTTCGAGCCGTTCGCAGACCTCTTCGCTGCGTCCTTGGACGAGCCGACGCCACCGGACGCCGCCGAGGAGCCGGAGCAGCAGCCCCTCGCGCACGTCTGGATCATCGCGGCCGAGATCAAGGTCGAGGAGCGCATCGCCAAGGTCGCCGACTTCCGGGGCAGCTTCACCACGGACGTCGGCACCCGCGTGGACGCCCTGGAGGTGTACTGCCGTAACTGCCGGCGGCCGTACGAGGACGTCGCGGAGAACGACTGCGAGGCCCTGATCGACAACCGGCACCTGATCGGCGGCGACCAGTCGCAGCGGGCGAAGCGCAAGGTGCCCGAGCCGCCGCCCGCCGCCCGTCTCCTGCCCGGCGGTGTGATCCAGCGACGGGGCATCGGCTCGTACATCAGCGGCGTCTCCCGGCCGGCCCGGTAGGGGGAAGCGTGCGCATCTTCCTCCTCGGCCTCTTCCTCGGCGGTGTCTCCGGCGGCATCGCCCAGCACTCCACCGGCGATCCGCAGCTCGCCGCCGCGGTGGGCGTCGTGGCCGCCGTCGCCACGTGGCTCGGCGTGGCCACGCTGATCTTCGTGTTCGGGTCGGAGTAGGCCCGAGACGTAAGCCCGGCGGGTTCCTACGGTCCGCCGCGTGAATCCTCCAACGCAGTCTCCGCCCCCAAGCCACCGGGCACCGCGCCGTCGCATCCTCCGCGACCTGCTCGGCCTCTTCCTGATCGGCTCAGGGACGGTCGGGCTGCTCGGGGCCCTGTACATCGCCGAACCGCTCGTCGCGCTCCTCCTGGCCGGCCTGGTCCTCTGCGTCGGCGGCTACACGGTGCTGTACATCACCCCGCCGCTGAACCCCGCGGTGCGTCTCGTCGCCGGGTACTGCGCGCTGTCCCTCGGCCTCACCGTGTTGGCCGGGCTCGCGTTCGCCCTCACCCCCTGGTCCCTGCTGTTCGCCCTCCTGGTCGCCGTCGGCGTCTTCCTGAGCAGCGAGGGAGACTGACGTGGCCAAGCGCCGTTGGCTCCCCGCTCTCCGGTCGCTCATCCCTGAGCGCCCCGAACCCGAGCCCGAGACCAAGACCCTCTCGTGGACCGGGGGCTACGCCTCCACCACCTACGCGGGCACCTCCAACGTGTGGTCCACCGAGGGCCGCGCGGACGGCTGGGACCTCGACCGTGTCGTGACCGAGGGCTACGAGCGCGTCATCTGGGTCTACAAGGCCATCGAGACGATCAGCAAGCACGCCGGCCGCCTCCCCATCGAGATCGGGATGGGCCTGTCCGAAGACGGCGAGTTCGAGCAGGTCATCGAGGACGACCCGCTCCTCCGGGTCCTCAACGGCCGGGCGAACCCCGTCGAGACGGGCGCCCAGTTCCGCAAGCGCCTCTCCGCGCAGATCCTGCTGTCCAAGCGGGGCGCGTTCGTGGAGGTGACCAGGAGCAACCGCGGCACCATCACCCGCCTCGACCTCCTCCCGCCCGACCGGGTCATCCCCGTCCCCGACCCGCGCGGCGAGTACATCGCCCACTTCGAGTTCACCACCCTGTTCGGTGAGGTCCGTGAGCTGGACCCCGAGCGCGTCCGCTGGATTCGGGACCCTCATCCAACTGATCCTTTTTCCGGCATGACGCCTCTGGAGGCCGCGGGCGTCAGCATCGAGCTGGACTACCTCTCGCGCCTGTACAACGTGGCGTTCATCCGCAACGACGCCCGCCCCGGCGGCATCGTCGCCGTGGACACCACCTCGCTCAGCGAGCAGGAGATGAACCGCCTGGAGTCCCGGTTCCTGCCCGGCAGCGAGTTCGCCGGCCACGTCTCTGTCGTCGGCGCCGGCCCCGGCGGCATGAACTACGTCGACCTGGCGGCCAAGCCCCGCGAGATGGCGTACGAGCACGCCGCGCAGAACGCCAAGATCGAGATCTTGGGGGCGTTCGGCGTCCCGGAGAGCGTCCTCGGCAACGCCTCCGGCCGCACCTTCGACAACGCCGAGCAGGAAGAGTTCAACTTCTGGTCCCACACCGAGCTGGACCACCTCGCGATGATCTCCAACGCCTTCGCGAGCGACATCAGCAACCCGGAAGCCGACATCCGGTTCAACACCAGCAGCGTCGAGGTGCTGGAGCTGCCCCGCCGCCGGCGGCGCGCCGAGGCCCGCGAGGAGTGGGAAGCGGGCCTTATCTCGATCGACGAGTACCGGCGCCGCGCGGGCCTGCCCGCCTACAACAACCCCCACAGCCGGGCCCTGTGGATCTCCCCGCAGAAGGCGCCCGTACCCGCCCGGCCGGAGGACGCCGCAGCACTGGGCATCCAGGGCGCTGGAGACCCCCACGCCCCCGGCGGGCAGCTCCCGCCCGGCAGCGACCCGAACGCGCCGCTCCCGCCCGCCGACCCGGGCGGCGGGGACGCCGCGGCGGCCGTCGCTCAGGCACGCGCCGAGGGAGGCCAGCCCGCAGACCCGGTCACGGCCGGCACCGGGGCGGCAGCGGCGGCCGTCGCCGCTGCCCGCGAAGACGGCAGCCTCGGCGGGCAGCCGGGCGCAGCAGCCGCGGCCGTCGAGTCGGCACGCCAGACGGAGCAGCGGATGCCCGGGGAAGCGGCGGCGGCCGTCGCCGAGGCACGCGGCCTCCAAGCCAAGGCGCTCCTGTCCGGACCGACCGGCTTCGAGGTCACCGACGACGACTTCGACCAGGCGATGCAGACCGTCTCCGCAGCCCTCGCCCCGCTATTCGACCGGCAGAAGGGCGTGATCACCGCTCGCCTGCGCTCCCCCAAGGCCCGCAAGGGCACCCGGTTCTGGCGGGACGACGGCCCGACCGACACCCGCGGCGGGGACGCGGCGCTGGACGTCGAGCGCATCGTCGGCACCGACCGGTGGCTGGACGAGGTCTCCGGCACCCTGGCGCACGTCCTGGCCGGCATCGCGCACGGGGTGTCCCAGCGCACGGCCGCCGCCCTCGGCGCCCCGGAGCCGCCCGCGTCCGCCGCCGCCCGCGTCACCACCGCGGTGCTCGATGCCGTCTATGCGGCCGAGGAGACCGCCCGGCACTTCCTGGACACCCTGAGCGGACTCCTCGGCCAGGCCCAGGACGTGACCGGCGACATCGAGGACCTGCTGGCGCTCGTCCGCACGGCGTTCGCCGACATCGGGCCCCGCACGGCCGTCGGCATCGCCGAGAGCACCGCCGTCGCCACCGTCAACGGCGCAGCCGACGCCACCGCCGCGGCGATCGGCCCCGACATCGTCCGGACCTGGGTGACCCGCGGCGACGACCGCGTACGAGAAGCCCACGCCGACGTCGACGGGATCACCTTGCCCGTCACCGAGCCGTACGACGTGGACGGCTACCCCATGCGCTACCCCGGCGACCAGCTCGCCCCCCTGTACCTGACCGCCAACTGCCGCTGCCGCCTGCGCTACCGCACCGAAGGAGAAACCCCGTGAGCTGGATCATCTGGGCCCTGTGGACCGCCCTCTTCACCCTGTTCGAGACCTGGGCGCTGATCAACAAGAAGGAGGGCGACACGCTCAGCGAGAACACGAGGGCGCTCTTCCGCACCCGCACCTCGAAGACCGGCCGGGCCGTTTTCACCGTCGGCTGGCTCGGCTTCAGCGGCTGGTTCCTGCTGCACATCCTCACCGAGACGATGTAGCCGCCGCGGCGTCCCGATTTGCCGTGCCGGTGAGGACGCGACGCTAACCACTTCGGTTGTGCATGGTCCGCCGCATGCAGATCACGAACGCCGCTGACCGTCTCGCCGCTCGCCTTGAAGCCAAGGCTCGCCGCCCCTGGAACCCCGATCTGCATCCGCGTGACTCCAAGGGCCGATTCATCGAGACGGGCGGCATCGCGCGGCTCTGGGGCGGCGGCCTGGCCCGGGTCGTGCGCTCCCTCGGCGGCCGGAACGTGCTGGTCGAGAACCTGACCACGCACCAGCAGTCCACCGTTCACGGCTCCCGCCTGACGATGGTCGCCCGGCCGGACGGCACCGCCCCGACCAAGAGCAAGAAGAAGGTCCGCGACGAGGACGAGCGTCGCCTCTCCGACGGCCGCCGCGGCACCGGCCTGAACGACGACGACGCCGGCGACCAGGGCGACACCTCCGACGACCCGCACGACCAGGACGACCAGGGCGAGGACATCGGGGAGGACATCGACGGCGAAGACCTCGGCCAGGGTCCGGAGCCGGACGACGACGAGCCGGACGACGAGCCCGAGCCGAAGCCCGCCGCGAAGCGTGCCCGCCGCGACCCGAACCGCCGCTTCAAGACCCTGGACGACGTCCGCGCCCACTGGGCCAGCGGCAAGGTCCGCGCCTTCACCAAGGACGAGAAGGCGCAGGACAGCCACAACAAGTTCACGACCGAACTGCTCGACAAGCTGGACAAGCCCCAGCTCTCCCGCAACGGCCACTTCGTCGTCGGCCACACCACGTGGCGCACGAAGAACGGTGAGCAGGCCGGCTGGGGCGTCATGCACACCGAGACCGGCGTGCGCCTCATCATCTCCGACCGCAAGGGCGAAGCGATCGACTTCGCCAACAACATGGAGTCCTTCGAGGTCGACGGCGAGCGCATCGACTGGAACGACCCCGCGTCCTTCGACCGGCTCAACACCCCCGACGGCCTGGAGAAGGCCGGCCGGCTGGCCGCCGAGTCCCGGCAGCGTTTCGCCCAGCGGGCCGCCAAGAAGCGTGAGGGCGCCACCTCCCGCACGAAGCCCGCCGCCCCGACCCAGACGCCGCCGAAGAGTCCCCTCGCGCAGGCCGCCCAGCAGGTCGCGGACCGCTCCGGCGCCCCTGCCTCGAACATCGCCGTCGGGCACGTCGGCCCGCAGAAGTTCGGCGACGAGCGGGGCCGCCCGCGCAACGACGCCGAGCTGCGCGAGTTCTGGAAGCGCGGCGGCAGCGACGACACCCCCGAAGGCCAGCGCGACGTGATGCGCCGGTACGCCAACGACCCGAAGTACAAGCTCCACCTTGCCGACCACCGCGGCTTCGCCATCGTGGAGGACACCACCCGCGACGACGACTTCCGCTACGAGGTGCGCGCCGCCGGCACCGGCCGCGGCCTGTCGAGCCTCGGCAACCGCGGCATCCACACCTACGGCCACTTCGGCGACCGCGACACCGCCGACCGGTTCACCCTGTTCCTGGCGAGCAACCTCCGCCACCAGGATGGCCGCACCGTCGACTGGGGCGGCCCCCGCCTGAACGCCGAACTGATCGAGTTCCGCGACAAGGACGACCAGCGGTCCGGCCGCGCCATCTGGCAGCTCGCCGGCCAGTTCGACCGCGAGCGCGGCGCCACCGACAGCGCCGCGGCCCGCCTCGGCCGCCGCCGCGACGAACCGAACGAAGAGCAGCGTCAAAACCCCGAGGCCGCCCCCGACACCCCCACTGCGGGCGTGCCGGGTGAAGATGTGACCCCGCAGCCGGCCGACGGCCAGCGCGACGACCAGAAGGAGCAGAGTGAGCGGGTACAAGGCGCTGGTGAAGGCGTTCTGGGAGACGTACCGGCCGGAGGCGCTGGCGACGCTGGCGGAGACGACGCCGCCGGAGAGGTTCTTCGCGCAGGAGAGCGCGGAGATCGAGGAGCTGATCGCGGAGTACCGGGACGACTTCCGGGAGGAGCCGGAGCCGGGAGCGGACTTCCGGGACGCGATGGGGCTGATTCACATGGCGACGCTGCGGGCGAGGGAGAAGGCCCTGGACGAGAAGCTGTACAGCCTGGAGAAGGAGCCCGGGACGGAGGAGAAGGAGATGCCGAAGGTGAGTCTGCCGAAGATCGCAGCCGGGTAACCTTCGGCTCCCCCGAGCAGGAGCAGACCGCCCCGCAGTACCAGCCGCCGGAGGACGGCCGCCCCGTCGTCCCCAGCGGCGTCCTGGCCCGCGTCAAGGCGAACATCGCCGCCATCGAGGTGCTGCGCCGCCTCCAGGACGAGAACCGGCCGGCCACGGCCGCCGAGCAGGAGACCCTGGCCCGCTGGTCCGGCTGGGGCGCCACACCGCAGGTCTTCGTAGACACCCCGAAGCCCGAGTTCGAGCCGCTTCAGCGACGACTCCGGGAACTCCTCAGCGACGCCGAGTACGAGGCCGCTCAGGACAACACCCTCAACGCCCACTACACCGACCCGGCCATCGCCCAGCAGGTGTGGAAGGCCGTCCGGGAGCTGGGCTTCGACGGCGGCAACGTCCTGGAGCCGGGCAGCGGCTCCGGCAACTTCATCGGGCACGCCCCCGAGAACGCCGACATGACCGGCGTCGAGCTGGACCCGATCACCGCCGGTATCGCCAAGGCCCTCTACCCGCACGCGAACATCCGCAACGAGGGCTTCGAGAAGACCCGCGCCGCCAACGGCACGTTCGACCTCACAGTCGGCAACGTCCCCTTCGGCGACTACCAGGTCGTGGACATGCGCCACAACAAGGGCGGCCACAACATCCACAACCACTTCATCCTGAAGTCGCTGGACCTGACCCGCCCCGGCGGCCTGGTCGCCGTCGTCACCTCCCGCTACACCATGGACGGCGACACGCCGCGCTCCGAGGACGCCCGCATGGAGATGGCGCGGAAGGCCGACCTGGTCGGCGCGATCCGCCTGCCGTCCGGAGCGCACCGCCGTACGGCCGGCACGGACGTCGTCACCGACCTGCTCATCTTCCGGCGCCGGGAGAAGGACAAGGAATTCACCTCCGGCCGCACCCGCAAGGGCGAGGTGAAGCCGCCCGAGCAGCGCAAGCAGGACGACCCGCCGACGTGGGTGCACACCGTGCAGGTCCACGACCTCCCCGGCCAGGACTCGGACGACAACGAAGCACCCAAGGTCCACGTCAACCCGTACTTCCTGGACCACCCCCGCAACGTCATCGGCGACATGCACGTCGGCAACGGCATGTACGGGCCGGGCGAGCTGCGCGTGCACGTCGCCGGCGACCTGAACGAGGAGCTGGGCCACACCCTGAAGCGGGTCGTCGGCCGCGCGAAGGACGCCCGCCTCACGTACAAGCCGGACACCGGCGAGCGCCGCAAGGTCGAGCTGCTGTCCGCGGAGTCGGACCGGCCCGACGGCCACGTGCAGCTCGAATCGGACGGCACGTTCACGCAGGTCCGCGACGGCATGGTGCACCCCTTCGAGGTGCCGAAGACCCAGATCGAGGAGGCCAAGCAGCTCCTCGGGCTTCGCGACTCGCTGAAGGCCCTGGTGCGGGAGGAGTCCCGGCCGGACGCCGACGAGGCCCTGATCGAGACGCTGCGCGCCGATCTGAAGTCCCGCTACGACACGTACAACGCCAAGTTCGGCGCCGTGAACCGGTTCGAGTGGTCGAAGCGCAAGACCACCGACTCGGAGACCGGCGAGCAGGTCGAGAAGGCGTACCGCAAACGGCCCCCCATGGGCGGACTCCTGACCAAGGACCCGACCATGGCCGTGATCCTGTCCCTGGACACGTACGACGAGAACACGAAGACCAGCACGCCGGCCGCGATCTTCACCAAGCGGCAGGCGCGCCACCGCACCATCGCCGAGCGGGCCAGCAGCCCCGAGGACGCGATGGCGATCGTGCTGGAGCAGCGCGGCACCCTCGACATCGACGCCCTCGCCGACGTGATGGGCGCCAGCCCGGAGACGGCCCGGGAACGGCTGCTCGCCGCCCGCTCCAAGGACCCGGAGACCGGCGAGGAGTACCCGCTGGTCTTCGAGCCCCATGACCGGGGCAACCTCGTGCCGGCGGCCGAGTACCTGTCCGGCAACGTGCGGGAGAAGCTGGAGCAGGCGCAGGCCCTCGCCGCGAACGACTCCCGGTTCGAGATCAACGTCAAGCACCTCGAAGAGGTGCTGCCCGAAGAGATCTCCCCCGGTGAGATCGACGCCCCGATGGGCGCCTCCTGGCTCGGACGCGGCCCGATCCAGGCGTTCCTGCGGGACAAGCTCAACACCGACGCGGTCACCGTCAGCTATCAGGGCGGCTCGATGTGGCGGGTCGACGCCCCCGAGGCCGTGAAGAACAGCCAGGCCGCCCGCAAGGTCTGGGGCACCGAGGACTTCAACGCGGTCAAGCTCGCCGAGGCGATCCTCACCAACGGCCGGATTCGCGTCACCTACCGCGACGAGGACGGCAAGACCTGGGTCGATGAGGACGCCACCGCCGCGGCCCAGACCAAGGCCGAGGAGATGCGCGAGGAGTTCCAGGACTGGCTGTGGGCCACCCAGGAACGCACCGAGCAGGTCAAGAAGCGCTACAACGACCTGCACAACAACCTGGCGCTGAGGTCGTACGACGGCCAGCGCCGCACCATGCCCGGCCTGGCCGAGTGGTTCAAGCCGCACGCCCACCAGCACGCCGCCGTCGCGCGCATGGTCAGCGAACCCGCGGTGCTCCTCGCCCACGAGGTCGGCGCCGGCAAGACCGCCGAAATGACCATGGGCGTGATGGAGCTCCGGCGCCTCGGCCTGGTCAACAAGGCCGCGATCGTCGTCCCGAACCACATGCTCAACCAGTTCCGCGACGAGTTCGCCGAGCTGTACCCCGAGTCCGCGTCCAACGGCCGCATCCTCGCCGCGTCCAGCGACGACCTCCAGGGACGCAAGCGCCGGGAGTTCATCGCCCGCGTCGCCACCGGCGACTACGACGCCGTGATCCTCACCCAGAACGCCTTCGAGTCGATCCCCATGCGCCCGGAGGTGCAGCTCGAATACATCAAGCGGGAGAAGGAGCAGCTCGAAGAGGCCCTGAAGCGGCAGAAGCGGGAGGACCAGGAGGCCAACCCCGGCAAGCGGACCGACTCCCGGATGGTCAAGGAGATCCGCAACCGGCTCAAGAAGCTCGAAGCGAAGATCACGGCCAAGGTCCAGGCCCAGAAGGACACCGCGGGCCTCTACTTCGAGGACACGGGCATCGACTACGTCGTCGTAGACGAAGCCCACCACTACAAGAACCTCACCACCAACTCCACGCTCCCCGGCGCAGCCATCGAGGGCTCGAACAGGGCCTCCGACCTCGACATGAAGCTGGAGTACCTGCGCAAGACCACGAAGTCCGGCCGCGTCGTCACCTTCGCCACGGCCACACCGATCTCCAACTCGATCACCGAAGCGCACACGATGCTGCGCTACCTGCGGCCCGACCTGCTGGACAAGGCCAAGGTCCGCAACTTCGATGACTTCGCCTCCACCTACGGCAAGGTCGTCAACGGCACCGAGCTGGCCGCCGACGGCTCCGGCTTCCGGGAAGTCAGCCGCTTCGCCGCGTTCCGGAACATGCCGGAGCTGCTGAGGATCTGGCGCACCGTCGCGGACGTCAAGAACTCCGACGACCTCGCCGAGTACCTGGACACCCCGGACGTGGCCGGCGGCAAGGCCGTCACCGTCTCCGTCGAGCCCACCGAAGGGCTCCTGGCGTACATGGACCAGATCGCGGCCCGCGCGCGGGCCGTGAAGCGCGGCGACGTCGAACCGACCGTCGACAACATGCTCAAGATCAACTCCGACGGGCGGAAGGTCTCCCTCGACCCCCGCATGGTCGGCCTTGATGAGCAGGGCGCCAAGCTGCCCGCGGCGGCCGACAACATCGCCCGGATCTACGCCGACACCAAGGACGCGGTCTACCCGACCTCGAAGAACAACCCGACCCCGCACGAGACGCCGGGCGGCCTTCAGATCGTCTTCCTGGACATGGGCACCCCGGTCGACCCGGGCAAGGCCAAGAAGAAGAAGGGCAAGACCGAGGGCCCCGCCGACATGGAGGAGCTGGGCCAGTCCAAGTTCCCCGCCTACCAGGAGCTGAAGGAACTCCTCATCGAGCGGGGCGTGCCCGCCGAGAAGATACGTTTCATCCACGAGGCGAAGAACGACGTGGAGAAGGCGCGGCTCTTCGCCGACGCCCGGAACGGCAAGATCTCCGTCCTCCTCGGCTCCACCACGAAGATGGGCGTCGGCACCAACGTCCAGCTCCGCGCGACCGCCCTCCATCACCTGGACTGCCCGTGGCGGCCGGCCGACCTCGAACAGCGCAACGGCCGCATCATCCGCCAGGGCAACGCCAACCCCGAGGTCGCGATCTTCCAGTACGTCACCGAGGGGTCGTTCGACGGCTTCTCGTGGCAGACGGTGGCCCGCAAGGCGAAGTTCATCCGCCAGATCATGAAGGGGAACCTGACCGAGCGGACCATCGAGGACATCCCCGACGGCGTGTTCAACGCCGAGCAGGTCACGGCCATCTCCACCGGCAACCCGTACCTGCTGGAGCAGGCCAACGTGAAGGTCGCCCTCGGCGCCCTCACCCGCAAGCTCAAGGGCCACATGCGCACGATCGAGGGCTACAAGTCCACGATCCACGCCGCCGAGCGGCTGCGCGAGAAGACCAACGAACTCACCGCCCAGCTCCGCGACGTCGTCAAGCGGAAGAAGAACACCCGCGGCGACGACTTCAACGCCACCATCGGCACCAAGGACTTCACCAAGCGCGACGAAGCCGCCCAGGCGCTCACCACCGCGGCGCGCGCCGTGCTGCGCCAGGGCATGGACAACCCGTACCGGCCCGGCGGCCACCCCGAGGTCGTCATCGGCAAGGTCGGCAACATCGACGTCACCGCGAAGTACCGGACCACGTGGAGCAACGCCGGCCGCGTGCACCTGGTGGACATCCGCATCCCCGACGTGCCGCAGAGCCTGTTCTCGTACGACGAGAAGGACCTGAAGAAGGAGTCGACCCTTCCGATCACCCGGATCGAGGACAAGCTCGCCGACGTCGAGAAGATGATCGTGCGGCTGGAGAGCCGGCTCCGCCAGGAGGAGCGCGCCGCCGCGACCGCGCGCGAGCGCGTCGACCGCCCCTTCGAGCAGGCCGCCGAGCTGGAGGCCGCCGAGCGCCGCTCCAAGCTGATCGCCGCGATCATCAAGGAGCAGGGCCGGGACGTCAGCAGCGAGGACGCGGCCAAGGACAAGCGCAACCGCATGGAGGCCCTGGAGCACCAGCTCCGCGAGGCGCGTCTTGCCGCCGGCGAGGAAGCCGCGGACGTGGACGACCCGGCGGCCGAGCAGGACACCGACCTCCTCCCCCGTACGCCCGCCGCCCCGTCGATCAGCACCGACGAGAAGGGCCGGCCGCGCATCACCTGGCCGGACGCCGAGGCACGGAAGGCCGCGAAGGAGCGCAAGAAGCGGGAGAAGCAGCAGCGCGCCCGCGAGGAGCGCGGCGAAACCACCCTCGACCCCGCGCAGGTGCGCAGCGACCTGGACGGGCTGAGCGAGGACGCCCCACCCGCCGGCAACGACGAGCAGCAGAGCGAGGAGCAGGCGGACGCCCCGGCGCCCAGCGAGGAGACCATCGACTCCGCTGACGGCGACGTCAAGCTCAACCCCGAGCAGGTGCGTGCCGAGCTGGACGACTTGCAGCCTGAAGGCGGCGACGACGCCGAGGCCACGGACGAGACGGAGGCGACCGAGGACGACGCCCCGCAGCCTGACGACGCCGAGGAGACGAACGAGACGGCGGCGGACGAGGCGGAGAGCCCGCAGCGCGACGACGCTGCGGAAGCCGAGACCGAGCAGGACGCCGCCGACGCCCCCGAGTCCGGCGCCCCGGACGAGGCCCCCACTCCCGAAGCCGACCAGGCGCAGGAAGAGGAGACCGACACCACCGAGGAGCCGGAGGAGACCGACGAGCCGGAGACGACCGAAGCCCCGGAGACGACGGACGACGCTCCGGCGGACAGCGACGAGACGGACGCCCCGGCGGACACCGCGGCCTCCGGTACGTCGTCCAAC